GCACCCACATATTCACGCTTATAAGGCATGCGCTCTAACTACGATTCAGCCACCCTTCCGTGGGAAGCCTTTTTACAGATGCTCCGTGTCTGTGCAACCGTAGGTTGCCTCTATACGGTTTTTTGAACTACCGTCAAAACTTAATATATAAACTAGTTGGGTACATTGTACCACGCCTTTCTGTGTTGTCAAGCGTTCCCGGTTGGATTGTCCTTGAAGCAGTCCCATCCACGAATACCTGCGTGGATATGCTTGAGATTCGGGTCAGGCTCATCATCATCAGGATCGGTGTGGCAAGCAACAAGCAGACCACAGACCTCCTGCCTCGCCTCGTCGCGCTCCTTCCGCAGACGCTCAATCTCCTTGATGGCACACTCAATGTAGTGAACAGCGGTGGCGGGAGCATCAAAGATGTCTGCACCGCTCTCCTCAATGGTTGCGGCAATCTGCTGAAGGCGGGGGATGGGGTCAAAGTTGTTCACGGCTTTCCCGCTCCCTTCTTCAGAACCTTCGTGGTGGTATTGTTGAGCGCATCGGCAATCTTCCGCTCAACAGCCATGTTGATCTCATCGTCAGTCTTTCCCGCAGCCTTGAGGGATGCAGCAGTCGCATCAAGCCCCTTCAGGTTAGCGTAGAAAGCGTCTGCGTCAACGGTAATCACACGGGTCTTGCACATGGTCAGTCTCCTTGTTGGGTGTATTGTATCAGGTTCCGATGCGGATGTCAAGTGTCTTAGAATCTAAATATCTAAGACATGAAGAAATGCTCTACCTGCCAATCAATCAAACCTCTCGCAGACTTCTACAAGAAAGGAACCTCTGGTAGAACCAACAGTCTTTGCAAAAAATGTTTTAACAAATTTTGTCAAGACCGATGGGTTCAACGAAAGAAAGACATGATTGAGCTGTTAGGTGGGAAGTGTTGTCGGTGTGGTTACTCTAAGTGTTATGAGGCTCTAGAGTTTCACCACAAAGATCCAGCCACTAAAACTTTTGATTGGAAAAAGGCGAGAGGGGTTTCCTATGACAAGATGGTTGCAGAGGTCAAGAAGTGTGACCTAGTTTGTGCCAACTGCCACAGGGAGATACATTCAACGTTCCCGACTGGATTCGAACCAGTAACCAACTGATTAGAAATCAGTTGCGCTGTCCAATTGCGCCACGGGAACAGGTCGATTCGGCGGCAGGACTTCCTTACCTGCATCTCTAGGATCGTACTTTCGGGTCGGGTGTAGCCAACATCAGGGCTTTACCACACCTAGCCGTGGAAAGTTAGCGCACGGCGGGGAATCCTAGCGACTTCTCTATACAGCCCATGCCTCATCTCAACTTGGACGGGCTTGAAGAAGCACCGCCTCTCTTTTAGTAGCGCGAGTGGGATTCGAACCCACACTTTGTTGATTTTGAGTCAACTGACTCTGCCGTTGGTCTACCGCGCCATGCTCCCATTCTAGAACAGGTCGGGAGTGTTGTCAAGTTTTTTCTTCAAGTTTTCCAACCCAAACTTTGCGTGAATCTCCTCGTAGAAGTCGGAGTTCGGGCGAACAACCGATTCATGAAGACGGTTGCCGTTGATGAAGAAGGTCGCCCCGTCCACCGCATCGTAGTAGGCATCGATCAGTTCCTTGGGAGGATTGGCATTACCTTCTAGCCAATGCTCCATGATCAGGTCTGCCACGATCACTACGCGGTCGTAGGCTTGGAGTGCTTGAACCTTGGATTCTTCCGGCGTTGGGGGGTTGATCATAAATGCCTCCGGTGGGGTTCGAACCCACGACCAATAGATTAAAAGTCTACTGCGCTACCAACTGCGCTACAGAGGCGAATACCCATTGTACCCGATGGGCGCGGGTTTGTCAAACCTGATCCATGTCCTCGTCCTCGCTCCACATGCGCTTCTCCTCCGCGCTCCCGTACTTGTCACGGGTCATGGTGAGGAGGTCAACGAGGAGCATGATGAAGCCCATCGTCATCTGGTCGATGGGACACTCCTCGCCGTTCTCCTTCATCCGCATGAGCGTCATGCCCATGTCGGCAGTCGCGGCGGAAACGATGAGGCGCAACTTGTCGTCCTTGTACCAAGTCTTGTTCTCGCAGGTCAGCGCGAGGAGCATGGCCGCGATTATGGCCGGGGGCGGCTTGAAGGTCTGTGCCACCTTGGACGGGTCGTTGAAGAAGTTGCTGAACTTGTTGGGTGCGCTCACTTGCTGACCTCCTGAATCTTGGAGAAAATGTCCACCACGAACTCACACTCGTCCTCGCTGCACATGGACGGGTCGCTCATGTTGGTGAGGATGCCGTAGGCAATCGCCATCTTTGCAACGCTGTCCACATCCTCGTGCCACAGCGGGTTCTCCTGCACGAAGGCGAACATCTCGTTCAGCAGGTCGCTGAAGTCACAGGTGGTGGGCTTGTCGGGGAAGTGTCGGGGTGGCTTTCGCATGGTGCCTCCATTATAAGGGAAGGTTCAACCCTGTCAAGCAGGACGGTGTAGTTTTTCTTGCTTTTCGACAGGTAGTTCTTGATCGCGTAGAAGTCCTTCATGTCGTCCGAAGGAATCTCGACCCGAAGGATGTAGGTCTCGTAGTTCGGCATCTCCGCGAAGATGGTGGTCTTGTTCAGCGGGGAGAAGTCATCCTTGCCGATGAAGGCCGTGATGTAGCCAAACATGATGTCGTTCATCATCTTGGCGAACCTGCGCTTCACCCAAGCATGGGAGAAGGATCGCTTGTGGTGGAGCGTGACCGTGAAGGTGATCAATCGAAGTCCTCCTCGTCAACGAACTCATCGGCATCGAAGTCATCCATGTCGGGAACATCCCGGTCAAGGTCAACCTCGCTGCCCTCGTACTCCTCCGGGTCGTAGTCGCCCACCATGCGGGTGGCCTCATCACGGCTGTAGCCCTCGTTCATCAGTTCAACGATGGCATCGTTGGTGTCGTAGAGATCGGACTCGTCATACGGAATGTGGTCGGGGTTGGTCATGCCCCCATGATAAGGCATGAAAGGTGTCCCGTCAAGCAAATCGGGGAATATTTTTTATTATCGGTCCAAGGGGTCCGGGCCGGCTACTATCAGGCGAGGGGCATCCGAGCCGTCCAATAAAATCAGCGGCCCCCCGGGGGGCCGCTGATAGTAGCCCAAAGGACATGGCCCACCCTAAAGAGGATGGGCCAGAGGTCTTGAAGGGAGCACCGTACTCCCTGTGCCTAGAGAAACTTGCAAATCTCTCCGGGTTCGCGCTGCGCGAGGCGCCTGGTGTTATTGGTTTAGATCATGGGCGCACCGTACTGCGCGAGGTGCATGTCCACGAGTTTTCCCACCGCCTCGTCCAAGTCCACCGCCATCTCCTCGCCCTTGGCGCGCATCTTGGCGATCATGTGGTTGTAGTACGACACGCTGCCATCGGAGAGAGCGGCGATGAAGTCGTGGGGGGAGCCGTAGAGTTGCATGATGAGAGCAACCACGATCTCACGCTCCGTTGCGGTGAACCATGCCGGGGGCAGGCTCACGGCGAGTTCGCAGAAGGCGAGGGCGGCGTTCGTCTCCTCCGCGTCCTTCTTCGTGTCCTTGACCATAGCGAGGCAGATGGCGAGGTTGAGGGCGAGAGCGTCGATTGCGGGGATTCGGGTGGGCTTGTGCATGGTGCTATTTTACCTGTTGGTGGTGCGAATGTCAAGTCACGCAGTGACTATTTCTGTTTCACGGCTGAAGTCCACCACGGCGATGGCGGAATCTTCATGGAAACGAATCCAGTCGCCCTTCTTGGTGTCAAACGCGGTGATGTAGTGCGGGTTCTCACCGCGCACAAACTTGGGGTGCTTGTCCTTCGGAATCACGATCAGGTTCCGCGTGATCTTGCGGTCGTGGGTCGTGGTTCCGTCCACCTTTCGGAAGGTGACACCGATGATCTCTCCGTTGGAGAGAGCGGTGCGAATGACACGGGCGATTTCTTGATTCGGGTTCATTTTCTTTTTCTTTCTTGGAGGGGTCGGGTGGGGGGCGGGGCAACAAGCCTCCACCCCCCTAGCACCACCCTTTAGGCGAGGTTCTTGATGCGGGCCTCATGCCACCGGGTTACGGCCACCTCGATGGCGCGGACTCTGAGGATGAAACTTTCGGCCTCCTCGCGCACACGCTTGTCGTCCACGCCGGCCCGAAGCGCGCTTTCGAGGCCGAGGGTCGAGCCGTTCAGCAGCCCGTAGGCGAAGGCCATGCCGAAGTCGTTGGTGGGCGGGATTTCGATTTCCGGGAGTTGGGTGGTGCTGTTCGTCATGTCCCTATTGTAACCTCTGTTTCGGATTCTGTCTACCGTCTTGGGAACTTTTTTTGAAAAAGGGGAGGGGGAGATTTCTCTCAACCCCTCCCCCATCCGGGGGTCAGGCCGTTTCCTGCTCGCTGAGGTTCTTGAGGATGGTGCGGGCCTCCTGCTCCACCGCATCGAAGAACACCTTCGGGCAGGCGATGGAGAGGGGAACGATGTCGAAGGTGTCCGCGCACTCCCCGGCCATGATCGCGTCACCGTAGATGTGACGGCCCGCGATGCAGGAGGCGCGGAGGTTGAGGGGCGCATCCCGGAGGAGGCCCATCTCATCGACCCACAGGGCAGCGCGGTAGTTCTTGTTGAGGGACACGCGCTCCACGATCTCGCAGCCGATGATCGGGTACATGGAGCGGAGTTCGCGGGTGACCTGCACGACCGTGATCGGCTGCGTCAGGGAGGCGGGGATGAAGGCGGCGGGGATGTTAGAGGCGGTGCTCATGCACCCATTGTAACCGATGGCGGGCATTCTGTCTAGCGATTTGGAAAGATTATTTCGGGGGGCCGATAACGCGTCCTGCGCCGGCGCGTCCTGGGCTACTATCAGGGGCGTCCGGTAACGGGGGAGCTCCGGGCCGGCCAAGGGCCGGCCCGGATAGTAGTCCCTAGCCCTCCCGGGCCAGTTCCCGCTTTCCGTCCCTCCTCAAAGCCCGAGGATCGCGGGTCTTCTTGCCCCAGGTCTTGGGGCGAAGCCTTATCCCTTGGCGGAAGGCATCGTGCACGAATCGTCCGGGTCGGTTGTTCATTACTTGGCCTCCAGTTCGATTTGCTTTCTGGCGAAATCCAGTTTGCTCTGGATTCCCTTGATCGCGTTCGCATCCATCCGACACTCCATCAGCGCATCATCGTCCTGCGTGTCGGTAATGTCGAACGACTTTGAATCCTTGAGGAGTCTAACCAACGCGTCGAACATTGCCGCGTCGATTAGGGCCAGTTCACGGGCGGAGAACTCGACCTGCGTGGTACGCTTGCGAATGGGGGCGATTGTGGTCATTAGTCGGCCTTCCCCCGGACGATGATCCACAGCAGAGCCTGCAGCGTGGCCGGGGCCATGCACACGGTCGGCGTGGCCGCGATGCTGCGGATAGCGTCCGCGATGGCCCGGTACTCGGTGGCCGTGGGCGCATCCTTTCCAAGGTCAGCAGCGCGGCACATCCACACATCGACCACGACCGCGCCCGAATCCCCGGCGATGGCGCGGGCAAACGCGTTCGTCTTGGGGCCGTTCAGCCCGCCGAATCCCATCCGGCAGCAACGATCCGCAGCGGCCACATGGGAGCGCAGACCCTTGGGCGTGATGCCCTGCGCGTACTGGAGCGCCTTGGCCTTATTGTGCGCCCAAGTCACGCGGGGCGAGAACGCGGAGACAACGCTGGCCGCGACTTCCATGCTCCACTCCGGGCGCAGGATGGTCAGCGACTCAGCGAACGCGTTGGCCTCGGTGTACCATGCGCGGGCCGCGTGGTAATCGGCCACGGTGGCGCGAGACAGGAGCGCGATGAACGACTCGGTGGCGCGGGTGCGAACGGTTTCGTAGCGGGCGGTGGTGGTGGTGCGCGACATGCCCCCATGATAAGGGATAAGTTAGAATCTGTCAACCGATGCGCGAAGAAATATTTGAGATTATATTATCGGGCGCACCATCCAGGCCGGCGACTACTATCCGGCGAGCGAAGCGAGCCGGTGGACGGACTCAGGCCGGCGCGCAGCGCCGGCCTGATAGTAGCCCCCATAAACAGCCTAGCCCCGAACGAATCGGGGCAGGGAGCGAATCCTTTTCGGCTGTTACGAGCACCACCTCGTTAGACCGTGTCCCTCCGGGGCGCGATGAGAACGCCGTAGGCGATGTTGTGGATCATCTCGTACACCTCGCGCTTCGACTTGAACCCGCCGATGCTGACGATCCCGGCTTCGGAGTGACGCTGGAGTTGCCATCCGCCGTAGGCTCCCTGCAGGCAGAAGGAACCCTTCTCGCCCGACTTCACGCCGAGGTGGATGTTGAGGCAGGCGAGGGCTTCGTTGACTTGCTTGATGGTGGTGCGCTTCATACCCCCATTGTAACCGATGGCCGGTGGTTTGTCAAGCGACCTGCAGAAAGAAATATTTCTTTCCGAATGGGTTGACACAACCGCAGGTAGGCCGTATCATGGGGGCATGAGCACCCCTACCGACAACCACGAGCACGAACACTTCCCCTGCGACTGCCACCGCCCCGAGTACGCCTACACGGACAGCCTCTGCCCGATGTGCGAAGAGGAGCGGGTGCGCGAGCGCGAGAAGCGCATGGAGCAGGAGAGGCGCTGCGATGAGGCGGATCAGCAGGCGTTCGCGGATGCCTGCGGCAGCATGACGCAGGACGACTGGGATGCAGACAACGACTGGCTAGCGAGCGCGGGATGGGGCGAGATGTAAGCCCACCGCCTACCACCCAGCCCCATGCCGGCCCCGTAGGGGCCGGCATGGTCATTCGAAGAAATATAATGGGGAATGGTTGACAAACTTCCCACCTGCCCTTATCATGGGGGCATGAGCACCACCTGCAACAACGAAGAAACCCCCCGCCCCGAGCCCGTGTGCCCCCGCTGCGGCTGCAGCGATGACGCGCCCAACAGCCACGACCTCTGCGAAACTTGCGTGGAGGAAATGGATGCCGGGTACGAGGCCGATGACGAATGGGCCCCGGAAGACCCCGGCATCGATGGGGACCACCCCACCGGGTACGAGGCCGACGATGAGCGGCCCTACGGATGGGACGTTCCCGAGGAGGAATACCCGGACTGGTAACCCCAGTCCTCCCAGCCCTCCGATGGCCGGCGCTTCGCGCCGGCCATCGTTGTTTATTGAAGAAATTATTCTTTCAAATTTATTTGAAAGTTCTCGGGAAACACGTGTCCGAGTAGTGATTTGGGTCCCATCTCCACCACCCTTATCGGACCGGCTAAGCTCCCCGGGTCTCTCAAATTTTCTCAAATATTCTCAAAAAACCTTGAAGAATATCCAAGCCACTAAAAGACCCCCACCCCATGACCCCTCTTCTCAAATTACACCATATGCCATAAAAAATTTTGGGCCCCCGAAGGAGCCCAAAAGGTTCATTTAAAAATTTTAAATTTTGTTTAGTCGTATGTCTTGATTCCGCGTTCTTTTCTTTTTGCAGTGGCTTCTCTTGCTGCTTTTTCATAATCCGATGGAAGTGCTCCTGCAGTTTTTCTTATTTTTTCAAGTTCAAGATCGTCTTCTGCTGTATCCAATCCCATCTCTTTTCCGATGTGTTGCCCAAGTTGTGCTGCGCCAAATCCTACTCCTGCTACGAGGGCAGCTGCTGGACTCGGTGCTGCTGTTATCGCTAGTGGAACCGCAAGACCCGCAAGCGCATTCGTGTTGCGTTTAAAGCTTGCTCTTTCTTCTTCTCGGTTTGCCCGGGAAGTTTTTATCATTGAATCCTCTTCAGCTTCCCTTTGTTTCATGTTTTGGGGAATTGGCGTCAGTGCATTGGATGGGTTCATTGCAGCTTGCTCCAGTTCCCTTCTTCTTTGCATCTCCCTGGACGTGACAGCAGATGCTTCAAGCAATTTGGTGAGATGATTTACTTTCTCTTGAAGTTGTTCCGATAAATTTTTGTAGTAGTTTGTCAAATAGTTCATAATATTATTTAGCGGATATAAAAATTTTGTTAAAAAAGGTTTCCGGCGAAAAAATAACGGAGCCTTTTCTGGACTCCGTTATATTTCCGTTTTTTAGATTATTTTTACTTTCCTTTCATACGCTTAGACATACGTGTAACCACATCCATTGGAACATAGTGGCTGTATTCGTTTGGGCCGTGATCTCGTTCGTCTCCCGGGTATATGGCATTCATTCTTGCGCCAAATTCTGTTGTTGCTGCTGAAGGACTAGTGGATGCTGGAAGATTTGCGGCAAGACTTCTTGATACATTTCCGAGGCGATTTGCATCTCTGGCACCAAATTGGGGATAATCTTTGTCTGCCATCATGTCTTCCATATATCCACGATCTACCATGGTACCTGGAAGTTCTGCAGCAACTGTGTCTGTAACATGTTGTGCAAATTTTGTATCTTTGCCCAAACGCTTAATTGCTCCCAAGGCAACTCGTAAATCTTGACCAGATGCTTGTGTTCCAGCTCTTCCTTCTGATGGAGCGAATGCATGAAAACCTGCATGAGCCCAATTAGATCTTTGTGGAACTGAAGAATGAGTATCTGCAATAATTTTTTCTATTGCCGCTTTTTCATGATCATTGACCGCGTGATACGTATGAGCAGCCATCATCTGTCCCAAAATATTGGCTCTCCTTCGTCCTTGACCCCTGCGCATTTGTTGGACATCGGCATTGTAACTAGTCTTACTGCCTGCATGTTTTTGATGGGGGCTTAGAACATAGGCTTCGTTTAATTGTCTTTCAAGAAAATTGACTTTCTCTTGAAGTTGTTCTGATAAATTTTTGTAGTAGTTTGTCAGGTAATTCATAAAATTATTTAGTATTGAGAGGGAGTAATATGCATCGGTCCAACAATATCGGTGCCAAATGGACTTTCTGCAGGAAGTTCTGCTACGGTAATTCTTTTTCTTCTTCCGGGAAGGGGATGTTCTGAGTCTAGCTGCATTGCAATAGCCTCTATGTTTTTTTTGTGTTCTTCTCTTGATTGTGTAAAACCAGGAAGTTCACGCATTCGTCTGATTTTTTGTCCTGGCATTGCCTTTATGTCTGGATCTAAAACATCAAATTTTTCTGTTCCTTGTTTATATCCTTTTTCCGACATTTCTTCTTTATGTTTTTCCAATGCCCTTTGTCTTAACAATTCTTTTTCCATTTGTTCTTTGTTACCAGAACGTATAGCTTTAGCGTAACCAGCCTCAAGAATGTTAATTTTTTCTTGAAGCTGCTCACATAAATTTTTATAGTAATTCGTCAGGTAATGCATAAAATTATTTATATAAATATTTTCATGAACTATCTGACGCAATATTATAAAAATAAATCGGTGCTCCTAGAGCAAGAGTTAAATTATTATCAAAATTTATTAAATGAAGTTGTTGCACAAACACAGGATAGTGATACAGCAATAATTTCAACAAATCCTGTAAATCAAGCTGAAATGCTTGGAATTGGTAGATGGTTGGACGATTTGTTTAGACCAAAACCAAGAGATCCAGTTGTTCCCCGAAGGCCGAGGCCGGGAGTAGATGATATTCCATCAGTTCCAGGCAAACGCCCCCTCTATCCACACGGATTCAACCAACCAAGGCCAGGAAAAATACCATCACATGCACCAAGTGGACCAGCTTATCCAAAGGATCCGCGACTTGTCCATCCAAATGGAACCCCCATAGGCAGGGAGGGTGGTGGTGTATTTTCAATAGGCAACACATATTTCTACAGATCTGCCGACGGAACAATATATGTTTGGAGCCCATCAGGTGGTGTATGGGTACCATCAAACCCTGCTGTACATCCATGGCAATAAAAAAGAAGTAAATTACTATGTTTAATGACCATCATATATTTTCAAACAATATTTACGATAACGCTTTTAATTTATTAAAGTTACAAAAATTAAATGAAGATAACACAACATCTTCAACAAATGTTGGAGCAAGTAACAACAAAAGAAGCGCAAGCTTAGATGATGGGGTTGCTCCCAGACCTTCTTTTTGGGGACAAATTGGAGATGCTACTTGGGAAATTATAACAAATATACCTGATCCAACTTCACCGTGGTTCGGATATGAAAAACCTGCAGGAAGTCCATTTCCGCAATGGCCCGCCGAAGGTGGTCCATCTCCAGCAGAATGGGATCCTTACAATCCTTCTAATGCACCACAGGGACCAATGATACCAGCACCCGGGGACGACAGACCACCGGACTTTAATCCAAATTATCATTATGAATGGCCACGAGGAAGTGGTACTTGGTATTATTTACCTAATGGTTATTATCCAAACTGGTGGATGGATATACCCGAAGGTGGACCAAGTAGTCCATATCCGGGGTTGCCCGGACAAGTTCCAGGGAGTCCGTATTATCCAGGAGTTTATCAATCATAATTATGAAATCATTAGAAGATACAATTCGTGATCTTGCAAAAAAACACAAAAACAGACCATCTGTTTTATCTGAGCAATATCAAAGAACAAATTCAAATGTAAATTTTGTACCGCAGAAAAAAGAAGATCCAAGAGATTACTTAATAGGAAATTTTAAGCCATCTAACACAGGATTCAGATGAGGCTTCCAAAAAGAGCTCCGCTCCCTCAGCAGAACAAGTATCCTGCTGAGGGTTCTGCTTTACAGGGATATGAAGACATAAATGCCAACATTCCGTTGGTAAACGAAAACATATTAATAGACAGTGTTGATGAATACTTTCAAAAACAAGTCATGGATCCATCTGAAACGATGGGTGCAGAATCGGAGAATTATTGGGGATCTGAATACCAAAAAAACATATACGATGAGTTCAAGATAAAGGATAAAGTTTACGAAAGATTTTTACTTCAAAAATATGGATCTTATCAAAATTTTCAGCTTTTGACAAGAGCCGGTGACACAGAAAACGTATTTGATCCATTTACAGACTATAAATTTGATGTCACGATAATAACAAAAAACAAGTACTATAAGACAGATCACATATCTCCATTTGAACTGATCAGGGAAAGTTTATATGGAATATGTACTGTAGATTACGTAAAAACAAATGGTCAGTCAGACAAGATTATAGGAACTCTTTATAAAAAACACATCAATCCAGCGAACATAGAGGAAAGAACAAACTTCTTTTTTCCTTTGAGAGGAAACAGAATAGTCTTGTGGAACATGGTAAAACAAGATTGGTCTTCTTTCTACATGAGTCGCGTAATCCGCTTTGTCCGAGACGATTCTACTGGAATAGAATAATAAATATTCTAGATGGCATACAAGACAAAATATATTCCAGAAAATAAGGAAAAATATGTAGGAGATCCCACGAAGATCGTATGCCGTTCTCTTTGGGAGAGATCTGTCTGCAAATTTTGCGATCTGAACGAAAACGTATTGAAATGGTCTTCGGAGGGAATAGCAATTCCATACAACCATCCAATAAAAAACAAAATAGCAAATTACATACCCGATTTTTTAGTTCAGATAAAAACAGAATCCGGAATAGAATCTTGGCTGATTGAAGTTAAGCCCAAAAAGCAAACATACTTGAAAGAAAACGCAAGCAAGCGAGACAGGCTGATCTGGGCAGTAAATAATGCAAAATGGAAAGCTGCGCAAAGTTATTGTGAAAAAAACAAATTTGTCTTCAAAATACTGACAGAGAAAGAACTATTTTCAAATGCCTCTTGATAACACGATAAACAGTTTAAAAAATTATTTCAATCTGCATCAGGGCATTCAGCGTGCAAACAGATTTTCCATAAGCTTTTTTGGATTGCCTGAACAAGTCAATAGGTATCAAGATGTTGAATACGTGGCTGACGAATTCTTGTTAAACCAGAGAGCTATTGATCACGTAGCAGACAATTTAACTGGTTATGGTGTTGGAAGACTGATACCAAGAAGACAGAGATTTTCAAATGGAATGGCCCTTTCATTTCCGGTCGCTGGCGACAATAGAATTCTTTTGTTCCTGAATGATTGGATGAACTCGATATACAGTGGTGGGTATGCTATTGGACCTTCTACTACAAAATTTACTTTGGAGTATTACGACAACATAGTATCTCCGGTCAAAATGAGTGTAAACTTATTGGATTTGAATGGAACAGTGAAAACTCGATTCATTTTTAGTGAGATATTTCCCACCGAAATACTTCCAATAAAACTGAGCAGCTTGGATAGAGACAAATACATGAGCGTGAACGCTGTATTCAATTACAGAGAATTTAGATACGAAAGAGCATAATTTATGAAAATAATAGATGAGTTGAAAACATATTTTCCAACGTATGAATTTACTTTGCCTGTTAGCAAAAAATCGGGAACCTTTACACCATTTAAAGTAAAGGATGCAAAAAATCTTGGAATTGTACTGCAAGAGAATAACAAAAAACTTGCATTCTCTGCAATGGTTGATCTTTTGATAAACAATTCAAAGGGAATTGACGTGGATTCTCTTTGTTTGGCCGATGCAGAGTATCTCTTTCTGCAGATTCGCTCCAAGAGCATCGATGAAATCATCAACGTAGTTTATGAAAACAACAAATATTCACTTAACATAGGTGAAGTATCTTGCATCAACAATAAGTTTAACAATAAAGTAATTTTTTTAAACAATAACATCAGCGTTGAGCTTGAAACACCAACAATAAAAACTCTACTTTCCTTGTCGTCATTTGAAAAATCAGATCTGCACAAGGCAATAATAAAAAAGATAATAATAAAAAATGAAGTTTATGATGCTCGGGTATTTGTTCCGGAAGAAATAAGAGAATTCATAGAAAACATGCCACTCAATAGCATGACATCATTTGATGAATTCTTAAATGAACAGCCAAAACTATTTTATAAGATAAAACTAAATGACGGGACCGAAAAGGAGGTAAGTGGTCTTCTTGATTTTTTTATCTTGCGGTAAGATATTTTGATCTTACCGATTATTATAGATCAAATTTTAAATTAATAAACAGTTTTTCTTGGTCGTTGCACGATTTGGAAAACATGTTTGTGTGGGAAAGAGAAATATACATAAACATATTATTGGAACACATGGAAGAGGAAAAGATAAAAAATCTTCAAACCAATTACCAAGGAATTAGTCTATGAATGAAAACAATACATTTTCAATTGATGTGGACTCAGAAAAAGCCGCTTTTTCTGAAATGTTGAATGCAAACATATCTACTCAAAATGACTATAAGGTAACATTTGAACCAAAAACTTTTGACAAAGTAGCTTTGGGCCAGATACAGGAACTTGAAAGAAATCCACAGCAAATAGAACCAATGAGACCAATGGCTGGTGTGGTGAATACTTATTCTTATTCAAGTAAACCTATCTCAATGGCAGAAAGTGCACAAAGAGATTTAACTCAATTAAATATCGGACAAGATGCTCAGCTTCATAGAACCATGAATTTAATGAGTCAACAAATTCAAAGCATGAACAACAAACTCAATGGCAAACAAGACATACTGAGTAATGAAAAAACCGCAACAGAGGAAAGACCCACCAACACTCCAAAAAATTTAATGTTTGCGGACAGACTTTCAAGGTCTATGCAAAGACCCTCTTGGGCATAAAAAAAGCCCCTTGCGGGGCTTTTTTCATTCGTTCTCCATTTCAGAAAAATATTTCAGAGGGTCTTTTTCCTCGACATCCTCTGTCACAGTTGGAGAATCCTCGACATCATCTTCAATGCTCTTTGCTGCATTGAACTGTGCTCTGATGTCGTCACCAGTGGACTTCTTGAACCTCTGCTTCAATTCATCGTAACTCTTGAACTCACTCTTATCAACAAAAGTCTTAAGCGGATATTGCTTCTTCCAAAGCTCTTCAAGTTTCTTGTCATCACCACCAAACAAAGCTGCTGGGGTTGCAAACTCACTTCTGTCATAGTTTACGTAACCACCTACATTGCGAATTTTGATCTTAAAA